GATTGCACTTGCAATCTTCGGCGACCTAGAGGGATTAATTCCTCTTCGTGTTCTTAATAGTTGGGATTCAAGCCTCAGGGACTAACCTGAGGAACCGACCAATGGCCGGTAACCCCCTTTCCAACTACGTATCCACCTACCCTCCTTCTCAGATAGTGTTCATCATGGGCGTTTAAAACATCTCCTATTATTTTCACAGCGACTGGGTCGTACCGAGTTAAACTCGGTTGATTTAGCCACTGGATATAATGGAGATCCTGAAATTTCCTGGCTCTTTCGGTGTATTGAAAGCGGCAGAATTTAAAGGATAAAGCACCATGTTCTGAGGTATATATCGGCGAAATATTCAACCGATAGTTTGACAGAAATCGAGGCAAGTCGAAACTCAACTTAGCCCCGCTGTCGTCAGGGTAGAAACTCGGTACGATTTTTATATCTATATCGTACCTCGTAAACAAGCCAAAAAGAACGTAAAACAGCGGTTTATATATATAATCTCGTTCGCCGAAGCACAGTATGTACTTCTGTATAAGCGAATTAAGAATTATATAGAGCCACGGCTCTAACGCACTCTTCTTGGTTGATGTGGGCGCCTTTATATAATACGGGCGCACATTGTATCCTGCGAGGTAATCACCCCCACAAGATTCTCTAAACCTACCGGCGGGATCAATAAATGATTTATCTTTATTGATCAAGAAGCCGACCTCTTCCATGGTCCGTATGAACAACGGAGCCATGTACGAGGGCACTATACAATCATCCCCAAAAACGGAGCAACTTTTTAACTCCTCCCAATTAGGAAGGAGGGAGTTGCTCTTATTCTCAAGGGTTATTCGTATTGAGTGTGCCAAGGTGTAGAAAACTAACGTCTCCAGCGGAAAAGTAACCGCATTCCCCATCGTCGATATCATATTCAGCTCTAGGAGCTCACCATTCAAGGTGGTCTTTGAGCATCGAGTCATGTCGACTTTTTGGAACCAACTTACCGGTAGCAAATACCGGAGAAGCTCGATCGAAACACAATCGCTCGCTGATGACCAATCAATAGTGGCAAGTTTGCCAGTTATTGAGGCCTCTAAAGCAAGTTTTTGGTGTCTGATCGGGAGAGTTTTGACATTGAGTCCCATTCTCGACATTCGCTTGTAAAGCACGCTCATGAGGCCTTGCTGGAGAAACATATTTCCAGTAGGTTCCACACAAATCATGCGGCGTATGTCGGAATTCTTCTCAACCGTAGTTGAGCGAGATCCCTCAACGAACTTAAAAATACCTGTAGCGGTGCAATTATGTATTGCTAAAGCCTCCTTCAATTGGAAATTGAAATCTAGGTATCGTTCAAAGAGAGTTTTTGCCCGTCGTGTTATTGTAATTGGATAGCGCAGCTTCTGTTCAATCGATGTGTCCGTAAACGGAACACCAATCGAAGATCCAGAGGAGTTTTTACACTCATGGAACCACTCTTCCTCCGTTATATTGGAGACTATACTATGCATAAAGGCACGTGCCCTCAAGAGGATTTTATCTCTTTCAGACGTGGTGCGCAGTAAACGTGGTATAGGTTCCGGGTACATTTCGCGCCCGGAGAAGAAGCTCATATGCTCATTGACTGCCAAGAATTTCTGGTATGTTTTTTGAGCTAGAGGAGTGCTGTCCAACGAAGGTGAAGAGTATTTTTTAAGAAACTCTTCGTTTTGCCTTCTTTTTAACATATTGACGGGAATTTCCATTGTGCCCAACACCTGTGGCACGGAAAGATCTCGCTTAAGGGTCTGACTAATCAATGTCGAGATTTCGTCAGGGTTAAAGAACTTTTGTGACTTTAACTTTTTACGTGGTTTAGTCTTCATGGATATATCCAAAGTAAGATTAGATTTAAGGAGACGGATCTCCCAATAAATGTCTAAAGGCGGCAATTAAAAACCGCATAGCCTTACGGCTAAGCTTTAGATTGCTCATACCAAAATTCCGCAAAATCTGCGGTAATCAGGGTCTGAGCAGCTACTCGACGTAGCTCAACGTTTTCGGCTTCCGACGTTTCAATGTCGGTACCGAGCACTATTAAGCATGTCGTCACAGTTCGATTACCATTTGCCAATGTTTTTGGCTTTTTAACAAACATGGTAGTCTTCTTCTGCGTGTAGCCATTTGGAGCGTTGACCTGCACCCGAGGACGAAGTACACTACCTTCGATTTCAATCCGGTCTAAAAAGTCCGCACTGTTGTCTAAGTAGAGTAAATGGCTTTTTTCGCCATTGTCCAGAGTTGCAAAGTCAAAGTTCAATCCACCAGTAAAGGGATGGGTTGTTGACCCAGTCATAATTGTTGCTGTATCTAACATAAGTTGTTTTCCTGTTAGGTTAAAAGAAAGTTAGTGTAGGTTTGTCATAATAAACGAGAAATTAAAATGTTTATTAAGTCTACAGTTTTAGTGGCATCCTCAATCAGGCCGCGCGTTTTCACTTGCGGAATGAGATCGAGAAAGGATGGTGACCAGGGATTCCTTATATAACTAAAGTTTTCTGTTGTATAAGTGTCCGAGGCCATATTTACGGCCCAGCTGGGATCTGTCCAAGAAACTGCGGTTACGGATGAACTTCGTAAGCGTTTCTCTCGGTAGGATGCAGCCAAAATCCGTATACGCGGATCGGTAAGAGCGACCAACCCTCCAATGGAACTGGAGAGGTCAACCATTCTATCGATCATAAAAGAAAGTGGGACTAACTGCCAAGCAGTCAGTGGCAAGTCCTTCGTGCGTAAGCCTAATTTAAACTTCAAAAACCGCATGGGATTTGTAATCTCATACAGGATCGAAGCGTGGCCATCAATGTCAGCACTATCGTTATGTACAAATCGATAGGTACTTGCTGCATTGGCTCTCTCAGAATTCCAACTAACAACATCGAAATTCTTTGAAAAGCCCCGAGCAGTTAAACGCTCGGGTAGAGTGTCTTCATCCGTGGTAGCCGCTTCATAAGCACTGTAAATGGATCTTACTAGTGGTGATGCAGCAAACCGATACGTATTCCAGACGTCAGCTTGCGCTTTCGTTTTGTCTCGTATCCTGGATTTTTTAACGTCCTTTTGAAAGGATTTTGAAAGATCACTAAGAGACGCAAGGGGCCTAGAGATAAACTTTAAAGTTTCTCTAATCTCCCCAACGTCCTCGCCAAAGGCATATGGTGTCCTATCGATGTTTGATAGGGCCCGTAGTTTAGCTTCCTTCTCAACAGTTTCAAGAACCTTCAGCTCACGTTTTGTCTTAGTTTCCGAAATCAATCGGGATACTTCGAGTAGACGTAAGGTGTTGGAACCACCATTTATGGTGTACTTGTTGCCGCTTTGAAGATTTGTTAAGCCTACGGTGGGGTAAGTCTCTCGACGAACTCCCTTTTTACCATAGACACATGGATTATTGATGATTTCACCTTCAGCTATTCTTTTATGATAGTTGTCGGTGACCACGTCCGATATTTCTTCGTGCTCTAGGTGTATAGTCCAGTTACTGGAGTGTACAATCACCCCCTTATGGTTCCGCGTTATGCGGTCCTCATAGTGGGGTCCTATAGAGCGCTTACGATGTCTCGGTGTGGAAGTCATTATATATCCTCTTGATTGGGGTCTGCGCATACAAAAGCGTTTTCCCTTGTAGATTTTTGTTTAAAAACAAAGATAACGGTATATATTCCGTCACTAGTGCAAGAAACTCAATCAACTAAGATTAAGTGTTTGGAT